GAATTGTTGGTCCTGATGCGGGGCCAGATGCTGCTGTTATTTTATGTTTCATAAAATCATTTACTAGTAGCAATGTCTTGATCTGCGCGACGATAAGCGTCTTTAACTTTTCCGCCACTCTGCATTCTTAAAAATGTATTTACTCTCGCCATTGCCCATTGCGCTCTTGATTTACCGGGACGGTGGCTAGCGCTAAATGCGCCTAATCCTCTTCTGTAAACTTTCTTTAGCTGTGACAATGTAACTTTTTTAGAATGTTTCGCATTGTGGTTTTTAACTTTTTCTTTTAATGCGTTTGTTACTTTTTCACTAAAAGTTATTTCAGCTTTGCTAATTAATTGTTTTTCGTCTTTTCTTTTAAGAACTTCTTTCGCCTTTTCTTTAGCTTCAGGGCTTGTTCCTGCTGAACCAGGTTCATTTATTTTAGAACCTTTTTTACGCTCGTCTGGTTTAGCTGGAGTTTGGGCGGAGCTTTTGGGGCCTTGTCTTTTTTTTGCAAGTAATTCGGAAAAATCTAGTACCAAGTTCATTGTATAAGATTATACACTATAATAGCAACATGTAGAAAAAATTAAAGCCGCCTTTCGGCGGCTTCTTGATTATCTAATTGGACATATCCCTGCTGCGCATTCTGCCATATCTAACATTTCATTAGAATTGATAGATAATGCGCTCAATGGCTTTACTTTAGCTTTTGCAGCTAAATATGACTTTTCATCAATTTCTTGATACGGAGCCTGCTTAAAGCCATGATTCTTAAATAGCAAGAAGCTTACGCTCTTGATATTTTTTTCATAGTTTTCTTTTAGCCAATTCTGTAAGAATTCTAGCTCCTCTTCTTTATAATAAGCAGTAACTGATACAGCATTGTCTGACCAAACGGTCTGAAGCTTCTTAACCATATCAAGCTGCTTAATTACATCCATGTCTTTTGCTAGAATTGATCCTGCTGGTGTTTCGCATGGAAAATAAACTACAACAGTGTCATGGTTTTCTGTGCCATCAAAATTAATTAAATACTCAACATGGTATCCCATGTCTTTGCAGATTTGAACAAGAGCATCAGAACTGGACATGCGAACAGTACGCATATAATACTGGCTATATGCAGGATGAACGCCCGGAGTTGCTCCGCCAAGCAAGCTCAATGTTCCGCTAGGCTTAACCGTGGTGAGCTTGATGCTTTCGGGCCATCCTCTTTCCTTGCTCCATTGCTTGTCAAACTTACGCAAAGCAACATAACAATCATCAAGCCAATCGAGCTTATCAAGAGACTGGCAAACACCAGTAACGCCAAGACCAAGACGCATGTTTTTATGAACGATACGATTTGTTTCTTCATGAATAAATGGAAGTGAAGCGATTGCTTTTTGTGTTTTATAAAGAAGTTTAGCGCAATCAATTAATTCTTCTTTTGATTGAATATTGTTTAAATATAATTCACAAAGGTTGCAGCACTCGTAATTTGAAAGACTAATTTCTGCACAGGGATTAGTCATTTCACAATTGTCTACATCTGTTGGATATAGTTTTGAATCGCTAATAGGCCCGTCAATAATACGGCCATATTTTTGAGAAAGAGGAAGATTAAACAAGCCATAAGGTTCGCCGTTTGCGTATCCAGTTTGCTTATTGATCTCATAACCATTCTTCCAAACTTCTTCCATTATGTGGTCGTAGTTGTCAGCATAAATGGTATTGTTGCTCATTGCTCGCCAATTTGGAACATTACCTGAACTCCAATTTTTAGCGCGGAGATATAAAATATCATCCGGATCTCCAAGGGCAATTTCTGCTGAACGCCTTACATTACCAGCAACCACAACACTTCCAATAATATTGCAAATATCAAGTACATCAATAGAGCGAAGTTTTTTACCTTCTCGACTCTGGAAGATCTTTGTAATCTTTTCGATTCCATCGATGAGAATTTGTGGTCCGCTTGCTTTTCCGCCAAATCCTCTGATAAGTTCTCCATAACCGCGAATTAAAATAGTAGAATATGTAAAAGACTTACCGTTTACATAAAAAGCATCAAGAACGTTAGCTAATAACTTAACCCAACCTTCTCTCGAATCTGGAACAATAAAATCAGCGTCTTTTGTAGCTTCATGAGTAACAACTACACCTTTCTTGATCTTTGGAAGTTCATGAACGTCTTCACGGCGGATACTATATCCTACACCGCCACCAAGCATCAGATTTTCAAAAAGAAAAAGAAACGCTTTAGGTTCACGCATTGCTGTTGCCCAGCAATTAAGAAGAGAATTAGCGCCAAATCTATCTACGGTAGAAGTGCCAAGTTGCCAAAGCATTCGACCCGCAAAATTGCATTTCAAATTAAAAACATAATCATAAATTCTTTCAGCTTCTTCATTTGTATATTGAGCGCCAATCTTTTGCGCACCATTAATGCAGCGAGCAACTGTTTCCCACCATTCTTCTGTGTTGCCATCCTCTTTTAATCGAGCGTAAGTTCTTTTATATACTATATAGCCAAGGCCATTAAATCCCCAGTTGGGTTGTTTATTTTTGTATTTATTTAAAAAGGAATCAGAAAGAATATTTAAGTCGCTCATGGTAAAAACAATTATACACTATTTTAGAAAATTATCTATGTCAAAGCGTACCATTTTTTCTACCAGTTTGTCAAACGAAATTTTTGGTTCCCATCCTAATTCTTTTCTGGCTGGATTTGAATCACCCCACAACAAATCAACTTCAGCGGGTCTATAAAATTTTGGATTTATTTTTACTAAACAAGATGATTCAACTTGTTTATCTTCTACGTATCTATCATTAATATAATATTTTTCTTCAATACCTTCTCCATGCCAATAGCCTTCTATATGAGCGAAATTAAAAGCTTTTTCAATAAATTCTCGTATTGAATGAGTTTCATTGCTTGATAAAACATAATCTTTTGGTTGTTTTTGATTCAGCATTTTCCAAACACCATCAATAAAATCTTCGCTGTCACTCCAATCTCGTTTTGAGTCTAAATTTCCAAGATTAATTGGTTCAAATATTTGTTTGTTTTTGATGGCATTATGAATTCTAGCAACGCCTTTGCTAATTTTTCTAGTTACAAATTCTTCTCCTCGTTTGGTTCCTTCATGATTAAATAAAATACCATGCACAGCATATAATTTATAAGAATCACGATATACTTTAACAACATGTCTCGCAGAAGCTTTAGATGCTCCGTATGGGCTTCTCGGTCTTAATGGATGATTTATGTCTTGAGGAGAATAAGCAACATCTCCAAATTCTTCACTGGAGCCAGCGGAGTAAAATCTGCATTCTGGTTTAAATCTTCTTATTGCTTCTAGGCATCTAACTACGCCGGTTGCATTAACATCGAATGTTTGTAATGGTATATCCCAACTACAACCAACAAAAGACTGAGCGCCAAAATTTATAAAAAAATCTGGTTGAATTTCTCTTACCAAATTATCTATACTAACAGAATCTGTTAAATCTCCATAAACAAATTCAAATCTTGAATTTTTTTCAAAGCTTTTACAGTTTATATAATTAGGATTAGCGCTCCTGCGCATCATGCCAAATATCTTTGCATTCGTATTCTGAAGTAAATATTCAGCCATGTTTGCGCCGTCTTGGCCTAAAATACCTGTTATTATAATTTTCATTGTTGTTTATATTTTTTTATTTCATCGCTGCAAATTCCATAACAATCGTTGATATTTCCATTGTATCCCAGTTCCGGTAAAACGCAAATGCTATTTGGGTATAGATATTTATTGGGATAAGTCCAAATATATTTTTTGCTGGTTAAAACCCAATCTTCGTTCGTATGCCAAAATACATTGCATTTTTTATTTTTTAAAAGTTTAAAAAACGCATCTCCATTTTTTGCGTGCAACCATAATTCTTTTGTCATTAAAAAATCAAATTTAATTTCGTTTTGGGGTTTATCATGTCCGAGATACCATTTTTCATTGATATTCCAAACGTCTATTTCTACATCATATTTCAAATTCAAAGCTTGTTGTATATAGCTAATTGAGTTTTCTAATTTTTTATTTCTTCCGTTTATGTTACCTCTATGAGAAATCAATTTTTTTTTATTTTTGTACATATATTATGACTTCATTTGCGAGATTCATTTTTTTTCTATTGTCTATAACTATTGGTTCTTTTTTAAAAACTTTATTTATTTTTTTTTTAGTATATTAATATTTTCGGTTGAATCTACATCTTCTATTATCATTAGCCCTTGTTCATTTAGTTTTTTATAATAATATTCTACAAATCAAATTTGATGTTCTATTTTATGCGATCCATCGTCGATTATTATATCAAACTTTTCATTTTCATTTATGTTTCTTTTATCGTATGCATCGTAGAATAAATATTTAACTTTTTGTGTTTTATATTTTTGTTTTACGTTGTTAGATATGTCTACTCCTGTTATGTTTGCGTTTTTAAAATATAAGCTCCATAGTAACAATGAAGCTCCTGATGCAAAGCCTATTTCTAATAAGGAAATATTTTTATCTTTTAGTGGTTTCAATTTTTCTTCGTAGAATTCAGAAATATAAGAATGGCAATATTCTTTATCAGTTCCTTCGGAAAAATGAAAATTACTTAATTTATATTGATCTATTATTTCTATTAATTTCATATGTCGTTGTATTTATCATTTATTGCTGATGGTGTTTTAATTACTATTAATTCGCAATCTTCTAAGAAACAAGGTTTCACGGATTCATTTTTTTCAATAATAAAAATTTTACCTGCTTCCAATAATATATTATTAATTGTCATTGTGCCTCGGATTAAAAAATTAATTTCTGTGCTGATTTTATGATGATGTTTAGGCCAATCTTCCCCTTTGTGGTGAAGTTTATACGAAACCTCAAATAAGGTTGTTTTAAACACAGTTGGTTCAAAATTTCCAACAAACCAACCGCCTTTATCCATGAATGGTTTTGAGTCAAATATTTTCATCGATTTTTTTGAATTTTTCTAAATCTTGTGGAATGCCAATTGGAAAGTGTTCATTGAAAAAATACTGAACAACCTTCATTCCTTTGTTTATCATATAATTGTAACTAGGACCGACATAAAATTCATTATTTACTCTGTCATTCCGAGAAAACATTTCATCACAGGAATCAAAGAAGTAAGATCCTTTTGACCAAAAGTGAAGTCCGTTAGTAGCATAATTGCTAATAACTTCTTTTTCTCTAACCTGTGTTATCAATCCTTCATCATTTAATCTGACATAACTATTTTTTGGACTATTTGAATAAAATGTTCCAATTACGCCTTCGGCCAAGTTCTTTTCAGAAAAAGAAACTAACTTTTCCAAGTTCAAGTCAAAAATTATCTGATCACAATTGGTAATAATGAGTGGTTCACTAGTATTAATATACGGTTTTGCAAAATAGGAAGTTCGTGCGGGTCCATCAGTGAATTCGTCAATAATAATATATTTTACTTTTGACGTATCACAATGGTCTTGGATGTTGTCGATAATATTAAATTTCTGTTGATGTTCTTTGAGAACACACACAAAAAACTGTACATCACGATGATAAAAGTTGTTGATAACTCTCGCCAACATAGGCGATCCATTAACATCCAACAAAGGTTTTGGAATGGTAGTATTAAACCTAGTACCAAGACCCGCAGCCGGTATAACAGCATTCAATGTCATTGCTTTAATCCCCATGTTTCAATTGCTGTATAATATTCCTCACCATATATTTTTTGAATCGACTGAACCATGGCTTTTACTCCAGCTTTACTTCCCATGGGATGTGACGAAATCGATCCACCGACATTTGCCATCCAGTTAGAATGTCCTAGTTCAGATTTGATATATTCAATCAACCCCGGATGCATTCCACAACTCAAAGCTGGCACTGAATTCAATTCAACCAATTTCTTGATCGTTTTCTTTAAACTATCAGAGTCGCTATTCAAATATCCACCAATCATACCAACATGAAGCGTTGAACACCCACATCGACTAGCAATCTCAAAGAGAACAGACTCATCAATAGAATAATCGTGTTGAGAATTTGTCCACAACCTATCTCCACTCTTTTGGTAGTGAAGATATAAATTCAATCGTAGATCCTTGACCAACTTATACGCACCATATCCACTATGAATATTGATATGAAGTCCGTTTATGCCCAGATTATGGACTTTACGAACACGGTCTTCCAAATACAAGTGATCACATGTTATAGACGGAGCATATACCATCTTGATATTATTGGTTCTGAGATAGTCACTGATCTTCTCAAGTCGTTTTTCCATCGAACAAAACGATTGATTAGAAAGAATTTCATCTTCTTTGATAAAATTACATCCATTATCTGCGTAAATTTTAACTACTTCGACGTAATCATTTACATTCAAGCCGATTTTAGGTTTAATTATACCGCCAAACAACGGAGTTTTATCGTCAAGTCCACACAACTGACGCATCTCATTCAAGCCACGATTTGGTCCGTTAAATATCGATGTGAACTGATTTGAAAATTGAATACTGGTTATTCTACATTTTTGAATCGTGTCAATATCCACCTGTCCACCCATAATAGTGGTTAAAAAGTGGGTAATTCCATCTTCATAATAATTAAAGTTGGAATCTGGATAGTAAATGTCAACTAATCCTTCGTTTTTAGAAAAATCAACGTTATCAACAACAACTTTTGCACAAAACGTTTCAAATAATTCGTTACTTTCAAATTCGGAGCGTTTTTCTGGATTTCCAACACTTTGTCCTAATGCAATAGCTTTCGCTGCATCAAACAAATCTGTTTTCGATTTAATGTAATAAGTAACAATATTGCCAGAACATAAATTATCACGGTTTGTAAAAATAAGTTCTTTTATTGATTTTGTTATCATGGTGTTTTAAAAATTTTTATTTTGTTGTTTTATTTAGAGTGGTTTTTCAAAAAAAATTCTAGATCTTCAGGAGTTCCAAGTCCCCACATTTTTTCAATATTATATGTTCTGATTTTTTTTGAATCTTGTATAGCTTCGTTAAATACGGGGCATATATAAAATTCATTATTAACTCTGATGTTTTTATTTATCATTTGTTGAGCATATTTAACATAATCGCTTCCTTTGTTCCAATAATAAACACCTACCGTTGCTATATCAGAAATGGGTTTTTTCTCAGCAACTTCAGTAACATAACCAAATTCATTAATTTTAGCAAAAGACCATTTTGGGTGTGTAGATTTAAAACATAAAATGCCAGCATCTACGTCTTGTTCAATCATTTTGTACATGAACTCATTGCTATCCCATTCAACAAATTGATCTGAGTTTGCCATTAGTAATGATTGATCATTATCAATAAATTTTTTTGCTAAAAGAGTCGTGCATGCTGCACCTTCGGTAATTCCATCAACTTCAACTATTTTGCAATTTGGAGTTATTAAATTGAGAAGAGTGTCTAAATTGTATTTTTCTCGATGTTCTTTTTGAACTACGAAAATAAAATTAGCTTCAACATTTAAATTTTCAATTACGGTTTGAATCATGGGCTTCCCTTTGACATCAATTAAAGGTTTTGGAAAAGTGTATCCGGCTTGTTGAAATCTACTTCCTGCTCCGGCCATTGGAATAAGAACGTTTAGTTTTCCTCCTTGCCATTTTGGAATATTCATAGTATTGATTATAAGTTTAGAATTAATTTTTTCTTCAGTTAGATCTTCTGGATTATTTACTCTTAATACATTGGCTCTGCTTCTGCTTGCAGATAATAAACCAGTGGGTGAATCTTCAATTATAAGAGTTTGTTCTGGCAATACTTCTATCATACTCATCGCTTTCCAATATATTTCAGGATGGGGTTTTGCATTCTTTACGTCTTCATTTGATAAGATAAGGTCTAGATATTCAATAAGTCCAGTCTTGGAAAGCATCACTAGTACTGATCTGCGAATAGAGTTCGAACAGCACGCTAGTTTAAAACCTTTATTTCTAAGATTGATAAATAATTTGATTAATTTTTCGTTTTTGGATAATTGAGAAATAGCTTGTATTGTTAATCTTTGTTTTTCTTCCCATATCTGTTGATAGTATTTTTTTTCTAAATTTTTATATTTTGTTAAAAGCTCTAACTTTTGATTGGTTTTTAATCCATCGTATATTGATAAATGCTCTGCGATGGAAATTTCATACTTTGAATCTATTGAGCGTAAAGATTGGTTCAATGTGTCATAATGAATTTTTTTTGCATCAACCAAAACCCCATCAAGATCGAAAATAATTAGTTTAATCATTTTTAGTATTTTTTTATATATGCTGTCGGACATGCATAATTTAAACATTTAATTTCTATATTTTTTTCTTCAATAAATTTATCAACTCCTTTTGATTCACTCCATTTGTGATACCCATACTCATCAAAAATAATTAATCCGCCTTTTGTTATATTGCTCCATAGATTGTTTAAAGCATTGTATGTAGGTGCTTCTAAGTCAACATCCATATATAAAAGAGATATTTTAAAACCGGGATTTTTTTCTGAAAATTCTTTGGTCGTTATTGAAATATCACCCTCTATTAATTCAAAATCAGAATTTAAAAATCCGTTTTGTATTATTTGTTTTGCAAAATCATTTTTAAATGATTTTTCATGTTTAAAAGATCTTTCAGAAAAAAGAATTTGCATCGATTCTTTTTCTTTTTTGCTTGCAATTGAATTTATTAATTCTTCGCTATTAAAAAAATCGAATCCTATTACTTTTTTTGAGGAATTAGAATTATATAGATTTTTTAATTTTAAAAATGTATATATGCCGGTTCCTTTAAAAACACCGCATTCAACTATATCGCCGGGTATATCTTTAACTTCATGGTATAATAAAACTCTAGAAATTAATTTATTAAAAACTCTTTTATCTTCGCTTAGTATAAAATTATTGAAGTTGTCATATATAGATTGGGATACTTTAGATACTTCTAAATTATCAATTTTTAATTTTTCCATAATCGTATTTTAAAATTTTAGAAACTTTAAACAAAATTTATTATTTTCTAATAGAAAATATTTGATTAGTAGGTGTTGATTTAACATGTGTATTTTATTTATTTTTTCAGTGCTTTGCGGTTTTTGATTAAATATTTCTTGAGAAAACCTATTTTCTGAATTGCTGTATGGAAATCCAGATGTGATGCATTTTTGATAATCGCTATCTTCTTTTAAATAAATTAATAGTTTATCATAAATTCTTGATATAAAATCTATATTTTCGTTATTAGAAATAAAAAACCAATCTGCTAGTCCTGCATTAAGTTGATTCCAATACATTGAATATAAATAATTATTATCTATTTTATTTAAGTCAGGAATTTCAAAATTTTCTGTGCTTATGTATCCAAGATCTGGCCTGCATAATACAATTATATCGTATTTTACATTATTATTTTTAGCGAATTGATTTTTGAGTTCACAAACTTTTTTTCTTGAATAAAAAAAACTAAAAACTTTTTTTGCGGTTGTTTTATCTAATATATGATAAATATCATCTATTTCATTTGAAAAATTTTCTTGCCTTTCAATTTGATATATTTTTGGATTGAAAATATTAACAATCTCAGATTCGATTTCTTTTGAAAAAGAATATATGAACACATCAGCATTATATTGTTTTATTTTATTAACTAGATATGAAAATTTATTCTCATACGCTGTAGAGTAAGTTGTGCTTGGCTTGAACAATCCAGATATACAAAACGCTACTTTCATTTTATCAAAAACTTTTTATTAATGAATACAATGTCCTCTTCGATTCCAAGATTATTAGTTAAACAACATTCGACAAAAAAACCATTTTCTTCCATAAATTGAATTAGCTCATTTTTTACTGTAGAGTTCTGATATATTTTATCTAAGCCAACTTCAGAATGAATAGCTTTTATATTTTGTAGGTGTTCGCCAAAACTTTTTAAAACTTCCATCTCAGCTCCTTGAACGTCCATCCATATTAAATCAATTTTATCAATTGAATTATTTTTCAAAAAAGAATCTCCTCTTATGCATTCTACTTGAATTTCTTGTTGTACATAAGATTTACCATAATAATGATTATTATTTGCTTTATATAAAGAACTTGCGCCTATGTTACCATTAACAACTTTATGAAACTTGATATAACCATCAGTTGGTCCTATGGCTTTTTCATAAAAATTTATGTTTTTTCTATCTTTTATATTATTTTTGCACCATTGTGCTGTTTCTGGAACAGGCTCGAAACAATGAATTTTAGAATTAGGAAACCAATCTGATAATTCTAATGTTTGACAAGCGTCTCTTGAACCAATATCTAAAACATGATCAATATTTTCTAAATCTATTTTATCTTCGATTTTTTTTATAAAATCAAACGTTAAGCTTAAAACCGTTCCTTCCCAGTTGTTATATTTTCTTTCTGAATTTGAAGAAAATGCGTTTTTATTGTATTTCATTTTATTTAATATAATCTAATGCTAGTTTTTCAGATTTATATGATGATAAAAATTTTTTATATTTTATCCAGTAAATATCATTTTCATCATTTATTTTATTTAAGAAAAAATTAAACTGTTCATTATTTAATTCCATTTCGAAAAAATTTTCAAGTATCATTTGTTCTGAAAATAAAAAATTTGTTTTTTTATTTTTGCTCCATAGCTTTATCATCAAATTTATATCTCCAGCCATTAGATAATCGCAAATATACCCACCATTATAATTATGCCAAAAAAAGAAGTTTATTTCATGCGTAAAAATATCAATTAGTTTATTAATATCTTTTACTATATAATCGCTTCTTATTTTTAAAGTTTTTTGAAATCCTAATTCTTTAGCTTTTAATAATCCATTTATAGTAGTTTCTTGTTGATAAAATAAATTACCTGTTCCAGGATTTTGTGGTTTTTTATTAAAAATTACATTTTCTTTATTTATGTATTTATGCTCTTCACCTTCCCATGTTGAAAAAATATAGTTTTCATCCTTCATAGATTTCTTAATTTCTTCCACATTTACAGAGGGGCCTTGAATTATAATGCACCATTCATTCATTTATATTCTACCTCTTTTATTATTTAATATTTTTTTTATTTTATTTAATTCATTTTCGTATTCCGTGAAATTCCATTTTCCTTTTATTGTCGCTGATGCAATATACGGCCACACATTTGAGTCGTAATGTCCCCCTCTTTTGGGTTCATCATTGAAATGACATAATCCAGATATTTTTACTTTTTCATTAATTATAGAAGAGCGTTCTTCAAGTTGCCATATATTTAGTTTACCTGATGAGTCTAAAAATTTTTGTAACGATTCTCTTTTCCATATTGAAGGTTGAATACAAAAAACATATTCGGATTTTTCTGAAATATTAAAAAGAGTTTTTCTCTCACTTGATTGAGAAAAAATGCAGTTTCCAGGCGCTCTGGTTAATCTGATAAAATCTTTTTTTGAATTAATTAAAATATTTTGATATTCATTTAAAAGATTTATATTTGGTTTGTCATATATAAGCATATCTTCATGATGAAAAAAAATAATGTTTTCTTTTATTTGATTTATGCAATTTAAAAGTTTTTCAGAATAACTTAATTCATTATTATAGAGAATTGTTTTTTCATTTTTATATTTTTTATCTGCACAGATTAAAATTTCTGATCCGTAAAATTGATTCCACTGATCTAAAAAAATCTCTAACACATCGAAGTATTCGCTATGTGAATAAACTATGTTAATCATTGTATTACTTTTATTATTTTCCAACTTTTGTAACCTAAATGAGGATCTGAATTTGGATCATCTTCTTTTCTTGTTTCTATAACTTCATATTTGATAATTGATCCGAAATCATTAATTAACGCATTTTCAAACTCTTCATAATGACACCAATCGTCTATTAATATTACTGTGCCGCTTTTGACGTTTTGTGTTATTTTTGAATACCAAAATTTTCGTAAAGATCCATTTGGACCGTCGATTAATATAAAATCATATTTTTTATTTCCAATGTTTAAATTTTCGATTTCGTTTTCGTTATATATAAAACAATGAATTCCAATATGATTGACATGAAAATTTTGATTCGATTCAAAAGCTTTGTATTCGACATTCCACTTTTTACTTAAAAGATTAAAAAGTTTTATTGAACTATCTCCGCATCCAAACTCTAAAACATTTAAATTATCTTGTTCGGGTAAAAGAGACACTGCATTTTTCATTTCTTCGGCCATATAAGACCATCCGCCTTTAAATACTGAAAAATTCATATTTATATTTTGTTCCATATACATTTTCTTTCTGAAAAATATCCTTTCATATAATAATCTCTTTTGAAACCTTCTGACTGTAGCCAAGGATTTAATGTTGATCCTATATCTAAATATATATTTTTTTTATTTATTTCATATAACTGATGAGCTAATAAATTGCCGAAAGGTCCAGCGCAAAAAAGAAATAATTTATTTGTTAAATTTTGTTGTTTTATCTGCTCAATTAAAGAATAATTATTTACCCAAGCGCTAAATGAAACAGGATAAAATTTTTCTATTTTAAAAGGAAGATTTTCTATCTTTGATCTTTCATTTGCTACTAAATGAACATCGTAATTTCGATAAGATTTAAGAAATGTTTCTTTATAGATAGGATAATTTGCATTAACAAAAATATTTGCAAAAGTCATATTTTCTTCATTTTGATCACTGAATTCTCTCATTTTTTGAGCACGATCACCGTTGCAGCATGGGCAACAGGTGCCTATATAATAATTAATATCTTTATATTTTATAGATTCAATTAATTTTTGTTTATAAAAAATAGGCGTATTTTTTGAAAATTCAAATTCTCTATTGTTTAAGTAATCATTTGAAATAATAGCCCATTCACCATCAGCGTATTTGGAAAAACAAAATGGATTTCCTTTTTTAAATTTATCAAATATTTTGTATATTTCTTCAGTAAAATCTTTCATTATTGAAAATATTGTGAATAAGATTTATTTATGTATTTTTTTTCTAAATATTCTTGTTTGTTAAAATGTACGCATTGGGGGTCATATTTAATATCATTTTTTAACCATTTAAAATAGTTATCTTCGGTCGCATTTTCTATTAAATATTCAACTTTTGAATTATCTGGAAATAACTCTGTGTATCTTTTTGTTAGTGTTATTTCTGGGTGAATAAATTCATAACAATTTTCAAAAGACCATAACTCAATTAATTGATTTATTTCTCCAAAATTAATAAAATCTGTTAAATAACCAGGGCATCTTGGATAAAATGTATTATTTGTTTGCCAGTGTAAAAATGCAAATTTGTCTGGTTTTTCATGTAAAAATTTTAATGTTTTTTGAGCATTTGTCATTATAAAATCGCTTCTTATTTTTAATGCATGCGAAAAGCCAATTTGTCTAGCTACATGTAAGCCAGCAAGCGTGGACATTTTTTGATAATTTAAATTGCAAAAACCCGGTAGTTTTGGTTTTTTTTGAAAAATAACTAAGTCATTATTATTATAAAAAAAATCCTCTCCAGCCCAAGTGCTAAAAATAACTGTTTCATTAATATTTTTTAAAGAATTTTTAACTTTTTCTATATCGAAGCTTGGTCCTTGATAAATAATACAGAGTTTCATGATTTAATATATTTTTTAAAATCGTTATTTTTATCATACCACCATGAGCTAGCTTTAGCTTTGCTTCTATCTGTATCTAAATAAAGAGAATTCCATTTGGGTCCTTTGGGATCTGTTACTACTATATCTTGAGGTTGAGTTGATAATTTTCTAATTTTATCTCCATCTTTTATAAGCTCTTTCCATTGTAAAATTCTTTCTTCAAGAGTGCCTGAAGGAGGAGTTCCTCCGCAGAAAATACCAGAAAGACCGACATGCATTGATCTTGTTTGATCAGGTTTTAAAGAAAACAAATTAAAATATTCCATTATTCTTTCAATTGCTCCATCATGATGTGTGTGTTCCCACGGTTTTATTCTTGAATTAAAAAAAAACATATTATTAAATTGAACAACATCTTCAAAGTATAATGGATGAGATAAAAATGGAACCATATATTTTTTTATTGATTCCACGGAAACGCAAGATGGTGAAGTGCATTGATAATCACCAATTAATATTTCAGCATCACCATTTAACTCGGTTTCTGGTCTTCTTTTATGTGCTGCACAAAAAATTCTACAATATTTTTTTAAATAATTATGATAAATATAATCATTAAATCTTATGTAATCTTCTGTTGGTAAAATATCTTCTTCTCCAATAATTACATATTCTGAAGCTTCTTGAGCAGAAATTATATAGCTGGATAAAATATTATGAAAACCAGTTAGTGAGCATTTTGGGTGTTTAGGTTTTACTATTAATTTTAAATCAACACTTGGGTATTTATTTGCATAATGTTTTATCACTTCATTTTCTTCTTTGTCGTATCCAATTTCAGTATGTATTCTTATTTTATAATTACAAATCGTTGCATCTTTATAGATTTGTTCTAGATAAATATATAAAAGATCAGGTTTATTATAAGCTGTTATGGCTATAATATTTTTATCATTCATAAAAGTTTAACGATTTTTTGAGAGCTTAATCCGTCTCCATATGGACAGTTTTTTGAAATTTCATATTGATCATGTATTTTTTTAAATATTTTTTTTAAAAATTTTGGTTTTTTGCAAAGTTTTATGTGTGCTGTTTTTATTCCTTCCGGTCTTTCGGTTGTTTTTCGACAAACAATAACTTTTTTATTTAAGAAGCAAGCTTCTTCTTGAATTCCTCCAGAATCGGTTATAACAAGTAAGCAATCTTTTAAATAATCTATTAATTCATTATGTTGCAGTGATTTGCAAATTTTTATATTTTTTGTTTTTTTTGATGCTTCAATTATTTTAGGATTTGGATGGACAGGAAATAAGAATTGAATTTCTTTGTTTTTTGCGGCGATCTGATCTATTTCTTTCAACCATTCATGAATTATATTTATGTTTTCATTTCTGTGAAGAGTTATCAATATTTGTTTTTTATAAGAAGTTTTAATATTCTTTATATTATCTAAAGATGTATTGCCAACAACATAAGATTGTCCTTTTGTTAATTCCTTTTTTAAATTTTTTTGAGATATTATGGTTGGGCAAAAATTGATATCTGATATTCTAGATACAATTTGACGATATCCTTCTTCTGGATATGGATTTTCGAGATCGTAAGTTCTCAAGCCAGCTTCAATATAAATTATTTTCTTTTTTAAATGATAAGCAACCAAAGCTGTTGCTGCAACTGTTGCGGTATCTCCTTGGATAATGATTGAATCAAATTCATGAATTATTTTTTCAGCTTTTAAAAAAATTTGTTCAAAAATGGAATTCAATCTGTTTTCGCAAGAATTTTCTATTTCTATACAATAATCATATTTTTCGAAATTTATTATGTCTGTGTGTTGTTTTATAAATAAACTTTTAATCTTTTTATTTTCGGCAAGTATCGGTTTTATTTTCAAATATTCAGGTCTTGTTCCGTAAACAGCCAGTATTTTCATAAATCGTTTAAATATTTAAACCCTTTGTTTTTATAATGAACAAGATTTCTTCCAAAATGGCTTGCGTGATGGTTGCAAGAGATAGCTACATTGTCAACGCCAAAGCCGTAAGCTGTTTCTTCTTGACTTCCCCACATTTCTTTATCGTTTTTTGGGTGTGGTGGAACGTATGTTTTTAGGCCAAGATATTTTTGAATTGAATAAGAAAAATGAACGTCTTCTCCGGAAAGATAATGTATTGGCATTTCTCCTTCTCGCCAATATGCGCCAAGCCATTCACGTTTAAAAAACCAACTGTGGCCAACAATATCGACTTCTTCTGTTTTTTCATTTGGATTTGCCCATCCGTGTCGAACGTAACTAGAATAATTTAAATCATTAAAGATTACGCCTATTGTTCCTAATAAGCCGTTTTTTTCTTTTATTGTTTCATAACAATTTTCCAGCCATTTGTTTCCAGGTATAGTATCGTCGTCAAAAACACAAACGTATTCCGTCCTGCAATTCAAAGCGTATGCAAAACGAGCCCATACGCCAAAATTGCCATTCGATATAGAAGTCGTACATTGATTAGCAATATCTAAATCAAGCGGAATAAACGGGGGTTTATCGCCTTGGTTTTGCCAAATAAAAATATTTTTTGGTTTTAACGTTTGATTTGTTAAAGCTTCAAATTGTTTTTTTAAAGTGTGCGGTCTTTTAAAACAATTAAGTACAATAGAAATATCTTGACTCATAATGCAGATTTAATTAAATTAAATATTTCAACTGGTTTGGATTTTATATATTCTATCATTTTATTTGATTCATAATCAAAGAAACTTTCGTGAACTACGGCGGTATAATCAGTGGTCACGACAGACAAACCCATCAATCTTGCCTCTATACACACTCTAGAAAGAGTCTCTGGGCTTCTTGGAAAGAAGACATAGGTAGAGTATCTAGAAAGATTCTTAAGAAATGTATGATGATCTGTCTTTGGAAGCAATTCATATTTTAAATGAACCTTTTTACAGAAATCGATAGAAACGTCTCTTCCTTTAATTCCATAGTGGTCTTCGCCTAAAATTGCTGCTTTTCCATTTTTGGGTGTTCGAGAAAGGGCTTCAATTAAATCCATTGTTTTCTCAGACCATAAATTTCCTGAAAAATTAACAATATTTGAAAGCTCTAAGTTTTTATCAAAAATTGATTTTTGAAGGCCGCTTTGTGTTAATACAAATTTAGCATTTTTATATAGTTCAAAATGTATTATATCAGATTTAGGGGCTAGAAAATTTTCGTAATAACAAGGATTTCTTGTTTGCAAAAATTTATAATCATGTTCAGTTATTATATATTTTTTTGGATATAGAAATTGTTCGGCCTCTTCAGAGATAAAATAAAAATTTGACAGTATAAAAAGATCTATCTCTGTAAATTCTTTAAACTTGATATTAAATTCAAATGTTGTAATAAATTCGCATTTATGTTCTCTGTTTAAAACTTTAATAAGTTCGTTATTATTTGATTCTGCTCCTCCATTTTGCAGTTCAGAATATTTTTCATCTGATATTAATAATATTTTCTTGCTCATTTTAAATATTGTTTTTGATAAAATCAACTATTTCATTTTGATTTTGTTTGATGTTTTTAGTTTTAAAAACTTTCATTACTTTATCTTCTTCATATTTTTTAATAAACATAGAGTCTCTGATTTCGTCTTCACAATCTGCTATTATGCAGAGCGTATTGATTTTTTGCATAGAAGACATAGATTTGAAACAGCTGTCTAATCCTATTAGTGATGAGCAATATTTAACCGTTGATAAGCTGTCTAAAATATTATCGAAACAAACGAATTTGATATTTTCTTCTTGTTGCATTCCGTATTCTAAAAGTTCTTTTTTTGATCCATATATTAAGTAATTATTTTTATTATTGATTATGTTTTTAGTTATTGATAATGGAATTGTTCTAGCAGGTAAATTTTTAATTTCGTAAACTGAATTTGCAAAGCCACTTCTGAATGGATGGATTCCAATAATTGGTTTTTTGTTTGAAAAGCTATTTACTAAATTTTCTGCCGTCAGATTAGATTCTATTCCAAAATTAAATTTACTATAAAAAGCTCTTGGAGTTTCATGTATTTTAAAATTCTTTATCTGAATAAGATTTTTAACTATGAATTCTGTTTGTTTTGCAAGAGAAAATATATTCTCGAATTCATAATAAAAACAATTGTAAATACCAAGGTGGTCAAAAATTGATTTTGCATTTTTATAATGCATATGTATCAAATACTGCTCGGAAGGATTATTTATTATATAATCGTAGCATTGCAGAAAATCTCCTAATCCTCCTCTTATGTACAAAATTCTATTATTTAACATACACTTAAAATAATATTAAAAAGAAGATTCTTTTACAGATTTTTCTTGACAAACACGCGAAAGCGTATTAATCTTTCGAAGTCTTCGAAGAAAGATTAATTAAATCTTAGGGTTTTCTCAAGAAATTTTCTATAGATTCTTAGGTAGAATATATATATGTCTAATTTTATACTTAAACGTAAAACAAAAATTATAAATAAACAGATTCCTTTGATTTTTGGAATAGCTGGAATAGCTAGATGCGGAAAAGACACTTTAGCTAAATATTTAAATTTAAAACTTGATCGCATGTCGATACCGTGCCTTAAAATATCTTTTGCTCAATCACTAAAACAATCATTAGATCCATTGTTGAATGAGTGTTTTAATATTTCAGCTTTTACTGAAAACGATAATGAAAAAAAACTAATAAGACCGCTCTTGGTCTGTTTTGGAACAGAAGTTGCCAGAAAGATAGATTCGGAATTTTGGATTAAAAAAGTAGAAAAACGAGTTGAAACATCTATTGAAAATAAAATAATAACTATTATTCCTGATGTCAGATATGAAAACGAAGTCAGGTGGATTCAATCTAAGGGTGGTTTTATTATTCATTTATCAAGAATGGGCATGAAGCCAGCCAACTTTGAAGAAAAATCAAATGATCCAATTATTAAAAGATTAGCTAACTATAAAATTCAGTGGAAGACTTTTTCAGACGAAAAAGAAACTTGCAATTATCATTTGAATAAGTTATTCTATGAAAATAAATGGTCAACATATGGACAATTTAAGTGACATAGAATTAATAGACAATATTAAAAAAAACAAAAATGTAGATTTCTGCTTACAGGAACTAATTGATAGGCATTCTGGAATTTACCTTGAAATGGTAAATTCATTCATGAAAAACTGTAACAACGACTCATTAAGAGAAGAGATAGTTAACGAAAAAGAGTATGTTATCTATAACTCCGTTCTTAAATACGATGAAAACAAAGGAACAAAGTTTTCAACATTTTTAGGAAACGAAGCTAAATGGACATGCTTAAACGCTTCTAATAAAAACAAAAAATATTTAGAATTAAACGATCATTCTTTTGATTTTTCTGAACTTAAATGCGAAAACAACATAGAAGAAGAAAATTTTAAAAATTTAGTTCTTGAAAATTTCATGAAATATGCCGCAGATCATCCTGATAAAAGAGTAGAAAAAATTTTTAGAATGAGATACGCAAGCACAAGAAAATTAACTCCTTGGAGAAAAATAAGCAAACAAATGAAACTCAGCATACAAGGCTGTATAAATATACATAATAATGCTTTGAATATTCTATCAAAAAAAATAAAATCTAAATATGAAATTAACAGTTAACGCGCCAATAAATAGCGTTTCATTTGGAAACGTTGCTTATAATATAATCAGAGAAATTTTTAAAAAGAACATTGAAATTTCTTATTTTCCCATAGGAGACAAAATCAATCTCGAAACTTTTGATAAAGTTAGCCAATATTATATTCAATATTTAAACAACTCAGCCGCTAATCGTCTTTCATCTTTTGACGTTAATAATTTTTGTTTCAAATTATGGCATATCAATGGAAGCGAAATTAGACACGCAAAAAAGCAAGGACTTTTGACTTTTCATGAAACATCAACATTAACGCCTATTGAAGTTAATATTCTTAGAAATCAAGATAAAATTTTTGTAACGAGTTCTTTTACAAAATCAGTTTTTGAAAATTACGGTATTCAAAATGTGCATTTTGTTCCGCTCGGTTTTGATGAAGATTTTTCAAAGACCAACAGAAAATATCTAGAAGATAAAATTCACTTTGGAATTTTTGGAAAAATTGAGCATAGAAAAAATACAGCTCGAATAATTAAAAATTGGCTTAAACTGTTTGGAAACAATTCTAAATATCAACTGACATGTGCAATATTTAATCCTTTTTTAGACAAGAATACTCTTCAGAATCAAATAATGGCCATTCTTGAAGGTAAATCTTACAATAATATAAATTTTTTAAATTTTATAGCAACTAATTCAGAAGTAAATGATTATTTAAATAGCATAGATATTGATCTTGGAGGACTCAGCGGTTCAGAAGGATGGAATCTGCCATCGTTTAACGCAACATGTCTTGGTAAATGGAGCGTTGTATTAAATGCTACTGCACATAAAGATTGGGCAACAAACACAAACTCTATATTAGTTCAGCCGTCTAGAATGAAAGAAGCCTATGACGGTGTATTTTTTCATAAAGGAGCGCCATTTAACCAAGGAGAATTTTTCGATATTACAGATGATGAAATGCAATCTGCTATTTTAAAGTCCCTCGATTATGCTAAGAAGCCAAACCCAGAAGGAGAAAATCTTAGAAATAAGTTTAGTTATTTAAACACAACTGAGACAATTGTTAATACAATACGCGACACAATGTGACAAAAGTTAACAAAAATAGTCAAAATGAACGAAAAACAAGCGAGTAAAATTGGCACGCTTCTTGCTATAAGATAATTACTATGTATACTAAAACACTTAGATATTTAAAAGAAACAACACCAGACTCTCTTATTCTTAAATTTGAGCTAGCTGGAAAAACAAAAGAAAATGTTAAACTAACGTATATAGATGGGGTGCTTACCATAAAAGTTGATGAAAAAAATTTGTACCCCATCGATGTATATGACATATACGGATGGTATGAAGAATACGACGCTGAAAATCTTAAAGCTTCAATGAAAGAAGGATTGCTTGCAGTAACAATACCAAAGAAGAAACAAATAGAAAACCAAATACCAATAGAATAAAATAAAGCGCGGTGAAAACCGCGCTTTTTAATTTATGGTATATCAGTTTAGAAATAAAAAAACAGGAAAGATCATTGATATAGTTATGTCAATGAAAGACTATCAACACTATAAAGGCCCAAACGGAGATGAAGATTTTTGGGAAAGGATTTATGATACGCCACAAGTTAATATAGGAAATGCTAAAACAGTAGACCCTTTCGATAATAAAGCGTTTGTTGATAAAACTGGAAAAATGAAAGGAAGGTATGGTGACATACTTGATTACTCTTCTGAGCTATCAGAAAAACGAGCCGCACTAGCAGGTGGAGAAGATCCAGTAAAACGAAAATATTTTGACGAATATAAAAAGAAAACAGGCGGAAAGAAACACATTAAAGACAGACCAAAAAAAATTGACACGAAAAACGCAACAATTGAATTTTAAGAAAACACAGATTGATTGCGCCCCAAATTTAATTGAAGATTTTTTACTGCACTATATAAATTAATGCATTCTCCACTAGTTAATCCATCGCCAATTGAGAAAAAACCAAATTTTCTATCTCCATCAGCAGAAAAAGGAGAGCCATTATTATTAATATTTCCTAAATATACTGAATAATCCGGCCTAAGATTACCAGAAATATTTGTTGTATTAACAGAAGAAGAGGAAGGAGCAGTCGATGAATTAAACAATAATAAAAATCCAGAGATATAATTTATTCTGCTTCCAACATAAAATGCTTTTGAATTAACATTTGAAACCGTTACTCGCCCAGAAACGTTATCATAGGAATCAAAAATTGCATTATTAGAATTATTATCTAAATAAATCAACAAATGCTTATCAAGAGCCTCCCAAGAACCAATATCGATAACACCTTGAGAAGAATCCTCTAATGATAAAGCCGATACATGAATAGGCAAACCTGTTAAATTAGATTTTGGATAAAAAAATGTGTCAGCATAATCATTAGATCCTAAAAATTCAACACCACTAGATGTATGGACAGTTCCAGCCCCTTTAAAATCTAATCGAAAAGCAGAATCTAAAGAAACAGGATTTTTTAAATTATATTTATGAGTTTCAGCTGTTCCCCCAACAAAAGGATAAAGTCCAGAAATTTTATACCATAAATTTTTATCTTTTAATTCCTGAACAAAAGTATTAACAGCTGATCTAACAGTTACATCGTTAATATTAATTGCATTCAAAAAAGCTATTGCTGATGGATCAAAAGATTCAGATCTTCCAGAAATTTTAAAACCATTTGTTAAATCTATAGGAAACTCAAACGATCCATCAAAATTTACAGAAGATCCTATATCAAAATTAAAATTTTCATTTGTTAATTTAGCATTTTCGATTGAATATACTATTTGATTAACACCGTCACAATCATTAAATTCAATTTGCATTTGTGACGTTTCATCTAAATTAAAAACTTTAGAATAATTTCCTGTTAACAATTTATCAAAAAGCGCATTGAATGAAACAGTACCAACAGATGGATACATTAATTTTTTATCAAAACTAAAATTATTTCCAAAACCAAGTAGATTTTTTCTTTCAAAAGGAATATTGATTTGAAAATTTTGAATTTTACCTGTTAATTGATTATATACACCGCCTGCCAAAGACGGCTGCGAAATAATAACTTTGATATCACCAGGTCTTATTGCTGTTAATCGTTCATTTTGATTTGAAACGTAATTTGATTTATTAAAAACACCACTAGTAATAGAGTAACGGCAACCAGTTTGATTGCCCGTAATCGTTAAAGAAGGAACTAGATTATTTCCTGTATAAGTATCAAAAAGAATGTTATTAGCCGCGAAAGAAACAGTAGCAACAGGTATTTCACTAATCGAACCACGAATAGAATAATTTGTAACAACTGCGTTTCCAACGCCAAAAACATTTAAACCAGTAAAAGAATTAAGACTAGTAATATCGCGCCCATCTTCTATATCAGATAATAAAAATAAATTAATATCTTTTCCAGTTGTCGCAAAAGAAGAAAAAATAGAAGAATTATCGACTGGAATTCCTAAAATAGCCTCATTCGATGTATCAGAACAATAATAACTAATCTCGCAATTTATTTCTGGAGCGGTATAAAAATTATTAAATAGAAAACTACTATATCCTATTTGTTTATATCTACTAACTTGAGAATTAATAGATATAGACGCAGATTGAATTCTATCTATATTTTTTACTTCAAACAAACCTGTATGATTATCCGAACCCGGAGAATCAGAAGCCAATACAGTGTTTGCAGAATATATTACTCTATTCATTCAATTAAAGAGAAAACTCTTTAATTATTTACACTTGTTTAGAAGCGTCAGAAGTTGCTGATTGATTTGTTTTAGCTAAAGGATCAACTTCAACAGAACCAAGTTGTTTTAAAGTTTTAATTTTATCCACTGGAGCAGCAATACCACCAATGGCTGTAAAAATAGATAATCCCTGCTTAACTCCTTTATAAATTCCTTGATGAACTGTACTGTTTGTTTTTAGCGTTCTATTTAATTGATTAAATGCATTATCAAGATGTTCTTGAGGAATGCTGTCTAAAGTTTTTTCATCTCCAATTGCAATTGCAGCAGCAACAGTTCCAGTTGATAGATCCAATTCACTGCATAAAACATTACGTTTTAAATTATCTCGAACAGCTTTTGAAATAACAGCTTCATTATCAAACTTATTTATATTCATTGCGCCAAAAACCATAATTCCCGAATCTAAAACAGTTCTGTAATCATTTGAATCAAATGTAGAATAAGAACTACTCTTTGTAACTATATTATTAAATAAATGAAAAAGAGAAGTTATGTTAGCGTTAGCGACTTGCCAAAACTTATTAATCGGTAACTTAGGATACAAATCATTAATTTTTTCGTTATCTAATATAATTAAAGGAGAAACGATCTTTTGCTGAACTAATTCACAAGCTTCTTTTAATGTTTCGTAAGCGTTATGACTTACTTTTTTACCTTCTGACAATTTTGGTAAAGCTAAAATTAATCCTACTTTTTGTGAAGAAGCTTTAATTGTTTCCTGATACGCTTTTATTGTTTTTGTTAATTCAGTGCAAACACCCGCGCCCGTACCACCACCAGCGCCAACAACAACAAAAATACGATCAACATCTGTTCCGATAGATGTTTTAATAAAATCAACGACATCTTCACGCTGATCAACAAAAGCTGATTTAGCTATTTGTTTGTTCTTTCCAGCTCCCTGTTGATTCCCAAACTTAAATTTATTTGGAACATTAAGAGGCAATAAATCTTGATCAGCAGTATTTATTACAGCAACACGAACATATCCAGCTTGATGAAATGATTCGACTATTTTGCCGCCACCTTGACCCGCGCCAATAAAACCAAATTTAAAACCAACAGGATCGCGATCTTTTATTTCTTTTATTTCTTCCTCTTGCGTTTCTGGAATACTTGGTAGCTCTAACTCAACAATATCATTAGACTGAGAAGCGGCGTCTGAACCTGTACCATAAAGCGGATTAAAATCACTCATATATTTATATTAAATTTAAAGAATCACCTTTTCTAACATCATCCCAAGAAGCTTCGCCTTTTGCCTTATGGCGAACTTTATATTGAGAATAACAAACAGCTGCACGTTGCTTTTGATCTTTAAAATCTTTATTCATCATATCATCACCCATGCAGCGACTTACGAATTCTTGCTCAGTTTCTTTTTTAGAAGGTTTAGGAAGTGGCATATTATTAAAATTTACACTATTATAATTCAGAAAGCGAATCTTTTTCTAAATTTAATTTAGGCAGTAATTTTGAAATAATGTAATCTTCATCAAATTTTTCTTCATCACCCAAAGGCGCTGGCGGCCAATCTTGAAAATCCATTCCATCAAGAATCACAGACCCACCATCGATTGAATAATTATTTTGATTAAAAATTCGATATTGAAACTTTAATCCAACACCCAGTTCAAAATCATAAAAATTTAATTCTAATTTTTTTGCAGCTGAACCTACTGTAGAAACTACATTAACATTTAAAGTTTTCATATTAATTAAAATGTACCATCAAATTCACTAGTTATCCACCAATCAGTACTATCTGACATAACAGTCATTGCTTTATTCTGCACTGTAATAGTTTTTGGACCAGTCGCTGTAGAGAAAAAATTCCCTTCAAATTTATTTGTTGATGTTCCAGTTACAGTAACTGTTCCAGGAGAAGCTACTTGTTTGATTACATATTGACGACCACCACATGTTGTAGCATTTGGAAGTGTTAATGTTAAAGTTCCGCTTCCTAAAATTAAATAATCAGTTTCTGTTAATGTATAATTTGATGTTTTTACCGAAACAGGAAATCCGATAGATCCACCAAGATGTAATGTACTTGTTGGAGAGCTTTGCCTTAATCCTAATCTGCTATTTGTATTATCCCAATAAAAATTACTTGTATTTTTAAAAATAACATTATTATCAGTATTAATGGGGCCAGACCACTGACCGTTTCTATTCCATAAGCTGATATTACTAGCAACATTCCAAGTGGCAGTGCTATCGCTAGAAGAATACCAATTTACACCAACAAGAGGATCAAATACCATTAAACTTGAACTTGTTGTATCGCTATGATGAACAAATGCTCCATTTTGATAGTAATTTCCTATACTAATATAAGCTGTATTATTCCATCCTAAAAAAGACATCGCAACAGTACTAGCTGCTTTTCTTATTGTTAATTGACCATTATTTGTTCCTGCTGAATCTACGCTGATAGCGTTACCAGTCCTAAATGGAGCGCCAACAGTCAATAATGTGCCAGCAGAAGCATTAACTGCTGTTGTTCCAATGCCAACTTTATCATTACTTTCATAAATTGGCGTTGTTGTATTGCCTATAGCATTGGTAGCAGTAAATTTTGGAATATAATTAGCTGTTCCTGTCCAAACACCGCTAGTGCCACTAACACCTGAGCTGCCAGAAGATCCTGACGATCCAGAAGTGCCTGACGATCCAGAAGTGCCTGACGATCCAGAAGTACCAGCTGATCCAGAAGTGCCTGACGATCCAGAAGTACCCGAAGATCCTGAATTACCAGAAGACCCTGACGATCCAGAAGTACCAGCTGATCCAGAAGTGCCTGACGATCCAGAAGTACCCGAAGATCCTGATTTACCAGAAGATCCTGACGATCCAGAAGTACCAGCTGATCCAGAAGTGCCTGACGATCCAGAAGTACCCGAAGATCCTGAATTACCAGAAGACCCTGACGATCCAGAAGTACCCGAAGATCCTGAATCACCAGAAGACCCTGACGATCCAGAAGTACCAGCTGATCCAGAAGTGCCTGACGATCCAGAAGTACCTGATGTACCAGATGTACCAGAAGACCCCGATAACCCAGAACTGCCTAATACATCAAATCTTATAGATTTAGGTATAGAATTTGGATCAGTTGTAATTTGTATTCCAGTGCCAGCAACAAATTCTATTGTATCTAACCCTTGAGCAACTAAATCTTGTTGACCATCAACTTGCCAAGTTTTAAAAGTTGAATTTAAAGAAATTTTAACTGCGCCACTAGTTAAATCAATAACATCAAAACCTGCTTCAGTATCAAATCTTAAAGCTGTTACATTGTTAACAACACCAGAAATTGTTGATCCGCTAATATAACTAACTTGCAAATTTGAAGAACCAGATCCCGAACCCGGATTATGAACGCCTGTAGTAGCATAATCTATTCCACTTTTTGGAATATAAATTATATCTGAAAAATCAGTATAAGAATTGCGCGAAATAACTCCTCTTATTTTGACTTCATAATCAGCCGAATAAAAAAGAGGAATATAAAAACGTGGCTCTACACCCGCTAAAACAATTGAACCAGTTGGATAGTTCAAATTTATTTTTTCAGCAATTAAAATACCAGTATGATTTTCTAAGTAATTTAATCCACTTACATCACCAGTAGAAAACCCACCATAATATCCAGAATCATATATTCCTGATAAAATACCCCCAGATGGATAAAACTGAAAAGAGCCCGATCCAGTATCAAAATAATAATTTAAAAATAATTTATCTGAATTTATTGATCCAGAATCAAAATTGATAGAATATAGCAAATCAGAAACATTACCCGTATAAACACCAGATGGAAAGGAACCTTTTGAATCGGTATAAACAGTATGTTTTTCCCATTTTATTCCACTACCATCATCTGAAACAGAAAAAATTGGTGTAAAACCTGATCCTGAATAATATGGATTCACACCACCGCTAGAATTTACAAACGCACCAGAACCAGTACCAAAACCAATAAAATTTATATTTTCAACAAAAGGACTCGAATAATTATATATTCTATGAATTGCATTCGATCCAGTTGATCCACTAGGAGAAATATGAATCTCGTAGTCCAAAGGAACGCTTGATGAATTAATTGCCCATTTTAATAAAAAATATCTTTCATAATTTTGAGCAACAGAATCATAATTAACAATAACGCCACCAGTTATATTTTGAGGCTTGTAATCAAATAAACTAGTATTAATAGGGCTAGGTTTTATTTGACCTATAAAATAAGAGATTCCAGTGTTGTAATAATCGCCTACATTTAAACGATAAAAATCCCTAGAAAAATCAGATGCATTATAAAAAATTGAAGAACTTAAATCACTAGAAACCGAGTCAACAACAATTCCAAAATCAGAAGAAAATCCTTTTTCAAAAAATACTTTTCTCGCATAAGTTTTTTCTTGCAAAGAATAACTACAAAAAATGCCTTTGTATGTGTCTACGCTTACATTACTAAAATATGGAATTATAAAATTTAATACAAAAACACCTTGCGCTTTTTGACCAGCAACATTGTAAGAAGTAATTAAAATTCTACAATCTCGTAAATAATTTGCGTCATCGAAAACTGAGTTTGATAAATTCGATAAACCAGCAGTATTAAAATTAAAAAAAGATTCTTTTAAAGACGAATTTAAAACAGAAACCACAGAGTTAGTTCGATCAACTAACTCAACAGTAAAATAAGAAAAAATACCATCATTTAAATTAGCTTGACCACCTGTATTCGGATCGATAACTTCCCAATTAAAAGCAATATTTTCCGAGTTTACTTTTACCAATCTTGCTGGAACCGTAGTTGAAAAACCATATTCTTGCTGATTTCTAATTTCAGAGGAATCAATGCTGCAAGTCAAATTTTGAAGCTTATAAGCGCCATTAACTATAATATTTGATGAACTTTCTGTAAACATCGATTACGTTGGATTTATAAAAATATCGTTAACACCAATCATATACACTCTTAAATTTTCAAATGAAACATCCATTTCGGTTTTAGGAACGGCAATAAATGTAGAATTTTGATCCCCCAATCTCCAAACGTATGAAATTTTCTTTGAATTTATAACATATTCGACAATAAAACCTTTGCAGCTAACATTTTTTAATACAGCAACGTTATAAAGAGAAGAATTTTTAATTTCAACAACAGAAATTAAATTAGAATAAGAATCATCATTATAGTCAGAAGTTGGTATTATATAATCATAACGATCAGAAATATTAAATATTTTTGAACCTATATTTACATAAGCTGGATAATCAGCAACATTTAAAATATTGACTGGAATTATTTTTTGAATATTATCGTTACTTGCTGAATACATTTTATTCAATTCTAACGCTTGTTGATTTTCAATATAAGAAAATTTTGTTTTTTGATATTCAGCGGCGCTAATATCAAATTCCACTTGACTCTTTTCTTTAATAGCAACAATTCGATATTGCTTTGAGAAAGAAATAGAGGAATTATTTACATCTTTATCATAAACCCACAAAGCAGATGGATAAATAGACAATAAATTCCTTCTTTGTTCAACAGATGAAGCTGTTAAAGTAATTTGTGTTCTAAAATTACCATCTAAAGAAGTATCAAAAACTTCAAATTTATAGATATAAGACGGCTGAAGCTCGTTTATTTGTGAATCTCTAACAAAATCGTTATTTAGGCTTTCTAAATTTAAATCCTCAACTGTTTTTGTGGGTGTTGGTATAATAAAAGATAAAATATCTCCAGCTTTAATAAAATCATATTTATCATCTAAAACTAACACTTCACCCACGATACTTACAACTCTTCCGCCCCTTCTACCCGCTAATTTTAATTCATCTGTAACGCTTATTACGTTTCCCGGAGAAAGAAGAAGCGCTTCTGGACCAGCTGTAAAAGAAACGATTTCTTCTTCAACTTGATTAGTAACTAAAAACCATTCGCCAATTCTTTTTGCTTGTGATTTTGAAGTAATACCGAAACCAATAATTTCTTTTTCAACATAACCATACCTTCTAATATTTGTTTGATCTTCAACATAAATTGTTTTATCCTTAAAAGAATCTGATTCATCAGAATAAACAACTTTAGCTACAGTATATCTTGTGTCTTTTGATGTGCCTGCATAATTAAAAAGCCCATCTTTTACATTAGAATTATTAAAGAAATAAGTAGAAGACTTTGGCCTATCACTATCGAAATTTACAAAACTATTAGACCAGTAAACCATTCCCTTGAAAACAGATGAAATATTATTTAATAAATTAATAACATCTGTTTCATTAGAAATAGAAATATTACATCTAAACCGAGGCTCCACTAAAGGAAGAAATCCAGAAAACCTGCAAGCAGCTGAACCCGTATTTGAAACATAATTCTGCCTATCATCATCATTAAAAACACTTTGCGTTTTCATGTACTCAATAAAACCAAAAAATGGACTTGTAGAATCAACAGACGCATTACCTGTTTGAGATAAAACAGAAATCAATTTTTCTACGCAAGCTCTATAAATATTAGAAGTTAAATTGTTTTGAGAAATATAACTTTGAAGACTACTTTTTAAACCCGGAATAGAAGAAAATAATTTATGCAAACCAAATATATTAACTAAATAAACAACCGCTTCTTTTCCAGACGCATCCACCGAAACAGAAGAAACAATAGCTTGATAAGATTTGAAAACATCAATTGGCTGACCATCATCATCTTCATTAATAAATTTTAAATTAACCAAATCAATAATTGAGCCAGGTTGGAAAAAACTAGTTAAATCGTACTGAGAAGTAACACGAATGAAGTTATAATTAATGCTTTTTATTGCGCAAATTGGAAATTTAGAAATATTATTAGTCGGCACCATTTCATCACAATATTTTGCAATTTTATAAAGATTCCATTTATCAGCTAATCCTTCTTCAAATGAAAATTTACCTAATCCATATCTATAATTAGTAATTATATCATATAAAACCCAAGCCGGATTATCCGTCCATCTCAAAACAGAATCAAATTCTCCATTCCAAAAGCCATCATAAATTTTGGCTTCGGCATCATAATTTTCAGGAACCTTCACTTTTAAACATTTTAAATCAAAACTTCTATTTGGAGGTTGAGTGAAACCTCTACTATCAAAAACACTTAAAAAATAACAACTATTTGGATATTTATATTTTAAAGAAGTAACTTCAGTGACCCCATAAACACCAATACTTCTTGCGCTTCTAAAATTAGTAGCATCTTGCTTTGCCGAAAAATTATAAATTTTAATATACGGTTGAAGATTAAAATCAAAATCAGAAATATCTAAAAATAAATCAAAATTATAAGGACTTGTAGCAATTCCATTAACCGAATGCAATATATAAGCTTTATATCTATCTGTAAGTTTATATCCCAATTCAACACCGAAAACAGCTGAATTAGCTAAAGTACTTCCTTCATTACTGGTCGTATATAATGAATTGATTTTTAAAGTTAAAAATAAATAATCAGCATTAGAATCTTTAATTTCATGATAAGCCCCAAAAGATTCTTCGAAATTAGACGGACTAAAAGCAGCAGTAAAATCAATACTTTGTTTTAGATTTACATTTCCCAAAAGTTGTCCATTATCTAAAATAGAAATACTTGAAATATGTTGTTCGCCAGCTATAAAATTTGGCGTAACAGGTTTTTCAATTCCATATAAATTTTTTTCAATAGAATAAAAAACCCCAGGATTATTAAAAGAAAAATTTTCTACACCACCTAAAGGCAAATAACTTTGAAATTCTGTACCGGGTCTTGAATAAATTTGAAGACGATTATAATTAAAAGAATTTGTTAAATTGTTTTTAATAGGATAATCGTTTAAATAAATACCCTTTAATATTTCTGTGTTGTTTTTGCCTTCGTCAAAAAGAACTAATTCATTTCCGTTAGGATCAACTAAACCAGCAATCGGCCCCTCACCAATTAAATCTTGAACAAAATATTTAGAACTTGATTCAAAAACAGATTGATTTGTTTTTGTAGTAAAAGGAGAAAACTTAGTATTTTTATTTAAATATTCAACCAATTTTCCTGCAAATTTAGAAGAAGTTAAATTTTGATAAACAACAGACTGCGAAGCAGTTTGTTGATTTGTAAGTCTAAGAAATAGTATATTTTTAATAGGCATATTAAATTGAAGCTAAAGTAACACCAACAGCCGGTGTTTGATTATTTAAAATCTGAGAAGCGTCATAAGATAAATCAAAATTAACTATTAAACCATTTATAACATTAGAACCTAATCTTAAACGACCATAATTAACAGAAATAGGTGTATTTCTGGCAGCTATATTATCTTTATTGCCAAAAATATAAGAAGATGTTTTTATACCATTTCCAGCGCCTTTCGATCCCATTAATTTTGAAATTAAAAAACTTATGCCTATAGAAATAGCAGCTACAACAACTATAGCAACTACAGCTGCCCAAAATTTAGACAAACCAATAGCAACCAAAGCCGCAACCAAAGAAGTAACAAATCCAAATTTAGAGCAAGGGACAATTTCTATCTTATTAGCTTCTTTTATATAAAAATCAATAGCGTCCAAATCTTTTGAAAAAAGACGCCCATCAATAATAATCGCAAAACCAAAACAGCTTTTTTTTAATTTATTTAATTTGTTGTGATAATCCGTATAATTGCAAGACAAAGATTTAAAAATATCTTTAAAGTTAAGAACATTTAATTTAACTTGCTTGCAAAATAATTTTTTTAATAAACCGTGAAAAATAATTGTTTTCATCATATTTTTGCGCTTAAAAAATTTGTTGCTACAGAACCTTGATTCTGCTCTGTAAAAACATCAAAATTACTAGCTAAATCAAAATTTAAATTAAAAGAACTAATGATTTGAGAACTTAATCGCAAACGACCGTAAGAAACAGGAACGGGTGTATTTCTTTGAGCCAAATTCTCTTTACTAGAAAATATATAAGAAGAAGTTTTTATTTGATTAGGTTGCTTTGGACTCAATAATTTTGATAACAAAAGACTGATTCCTATAGAAAGCGCAACAAAAATAACAGTATTGATAGCAAAAGCTGCCCAAGCGCTCACTTTAATGCTTGTAAAAGCAATAGTAGCTGTAGCAGCCGCAGAAAACGTACACAAAGGAATCAGTTCAATTCGTTTTATTCTGTTAAAAATAGAATCTAAATATTTAATATTAGTTATTATTTTACCATCAGCTACTATCAACATTGAATTTGAATTTTTTAAAAACACATTAATTCGAGAATTGAATTTATCAAAATTACCAACAATACAAGACAATAATTCCTTAAACGAATGAACATTCGCCTTGAACATCGGACAAGTTAATTTCCTTAGTAAACCATGTAAAACAACCTGTTTCATTTTTAATATTTACACTTAAAAAACGATTATAATTTAAACTATATATTATAATAGGAATATCATAATCT